TATGGGCAGTGCCTACAATTGTTTCCACAACATTTACCTCGTTTCATATGGAAAGATTCTGTCATAACAATATTTCCAGAATCATCTTTATAAAAGTCAGGTTCAGGAGATTTTTTTGTTGTCTCCTGAACATATAACTGTTGTATCCAATCTTTTGATGAGTTTACTGTCATTTTAGTTAGTTTTTCTTTGGTTATAAAACGCTAACAAAACTTGGTATGTTAGCGTTACATTATTTCCCCAACTTGCTTTCATAAATTATACGATTTCACATGCACCACCAGCACAAGCTGCTTCACCACGAAGATCGGTGTTATCTTGTAACTCAATAACTTTTGTAAGGTCTACATCTTTTAATGTTGCAGATAATCTCTCAAAGTCTTCTTTTGTACAATCTTCAAAAGGTGCTTGTGTGTAAGTTCCTCCGTTGTATGGTAAAACCGACAATCCGTTATAGAACTTTCTATTTTTCCACATCCAATCACCAACTAAATCCCACTCGTCTTCTTTAATTGAAACTGTTGCTGATACATTGTGTGTATTTTGTCCTGTTCTGTGTCCGTTTCTAATCCACTCTTGAGATACTTTTTTCACTCTTTCAAGCATTTGAAATACTGATTCGTATCGTAGAATTGATCCTTCTGGTGACATTTGTGGTATTGTGATTACCGCAGTATCGTGTGGTCGGAAATACTCATCTTCAACTAATTCTGGGTGATTAATTGCAAGGTATGTATAGATTGCCTCATTTTTTCCAACACGGATTCTTCTTAAATAATAATCATTATGCCAAGCGTGAATACCAGATGATGTCCCTAAAACCAATGATGAGGTACCAGATGGTTTTACAGTTGTTGTACGGGCTGCTTTATTAATTCCAATTAAATTTGCAACTCTTTCATTTTCTTCTTTAACGGCTTCAGCTGCTGCTTTCATGTCATAACCTAACACAACTCCAGAACCAATGCCAGTCATTCCAACACCAATAAGTGCGTCTTTTTCAGTTGTTCTTTTCCATACATCTCTCAAATAATGGAAGTCTGTATATCCGGCTTGAAGTGTTCCGATAAATGCGGCCCCTTTAACTCTTTTTTCAAAATCTTCTTGTGAATCAATATCTGAAGCGTTAACCTCACAAAGATTACAGAATTGGTATGGTCTAAGGCCTATTTCACAACATGGGTTTGTTCCCCAGTCTTTATCGTTTGACAAATAAATTCCTGGTTCTCCAGCACCTGATAATTCAATTCTTTTCCAAAGACCCATAAAATACTCTTGTGTTATTTTATGTCTTAATAGAACTGCAGAATTGTTTGCTCTACCTCTTTGTGGATTTGATTCCCACCAATTTCCAGATTTACAAGAAATCATTTCATCATCATCGGCTGAGAATAATGAAATAAGGGCTGCTCTTCTGATTCCACCTGCTAATACCGCATCAGCAATATGACAAACTATATCATGTGTTTCAATTGGTGTTAATTTATCACCATCATTTTTGTTTTCCAAAACCTTTGTAATATTGTGAATACAATCTTTTAATGGTTGGGGTCCTGGTGCTTTTCCACCAGACGTTACAAGGTTTGCACCTTTTTGTCTAATATCTGAAAAATCAAATATTGGTGTTGATGCTTTGTATCCAAAATAAGATTCCATCAATACTTTAATTGCATCAGCCCATCCTTCAATAGAATCTCCGATTAAGTATCTTCTTGTTCTTGTTGGATTTGGTTTTTTAATTTCTGGTAGTTTATCTACGTGATGTCTTTGTACTGAAAACCCAACACCTGTTCCACCTAATAACAAAAACATTGTTTCTGAAAATGCGTCTGTGTGGTCTATCGGTAGATAAGCACAGTTATATACTCTGTTTGGTGAGATTTCAATTGGTTTACCACCAAATTGTAATGATCTCATAGATGGAAGAATTTTTTTATCGTATACCATTTTATATACTTCTTCTATCTGGTCTTTAATGTTTGGGTATTTTTTTTGGTGCATTTCTTTATTTCTTGTCACCAATTCTTCCCAAGTTTCCCTTCTATTTAGTTCAGGGACAAATTTAGCGTATTTCATATACACCGTAATATCGCTCAATATTTTTTGTGAAATATCCATTTTTTACAAATTTAATTATTTTTATTTAATTTTCTGAAGTTTTTTGTTTTTCTTGTTCTCTTTGTTGTCTTTTTTCTAACAACTCCTTAACCCTTTGTCTTTGTCTTTCTTCTTTTTGTTCTTCAATACCTAAGAATGTGGTTGTGGATTCAGTATCAATTTCAATCATAGCATTATCAAACTTGCAATTTTCAAACACCACACCGTCATCCCCGATACGAGACTTGGTAATTGCTATTGTGGCCAACTTCATTTCTTTTTGTTGTAATGTTTTTGCTACTGAAATAATAACGTGTCCTACTTGTGCCTTTTTAATTGATCCCCCCATCTGGTCAGTCGTTACAACTTCCGATGAAATTGAGGATCTATTTCCCTGGGTTGCTGTCCAACCTACTAAATTTAGTTCATGACACATAGCTTCAAAACCTCTCATTACCGAACCCTCACTCTTCCATTCATCCCCTAGATTTTTATCTGGAACAATACAATCAATGTAATCAACAACAACCATGTCTATCTTTATACCATCTGCAATCATTTTTCTAATTTCATTCTTAATTTGCAACATGGTTTTAGTATCAGACGGTAGTTTTTTCAAGATTAACTCATTTGGCATTTTTTCTTTAATGTCTTTTACTTTTTGCATCACCTCATCCTTTTTTTCTGACAATTCGTCAGGGTGAATTTTTGTCCAAAGGGTAAAATGTTTCCTTTGTATCACTTTTGGGTTGTCCTCAAAGAATATTTGTAGGACGTTAAAACCTAAGTTAAATGCGTGATTTGAGATCTTGGTTAATACTGTTGATTTACCTACTCCGGTTGGTGCTAGGATAACACCAATTTCTCCTTTTGCTAAACCTCCCTTTAACAACCTATCTATACCTGGTATTCCCATTGGTACTGGGTGTCTATAGTCGTCGTCCAATACTTGATCTAGATTTGAGAAGACATCCATCATTGATGTGTCTTTTGATCCAACAAGTAGTGCTTCTCTTACCAATTCTTCTAAGGTGTCATAGTTTTCAAACTCACCACCGTCAATAATCTTTTGAGCCTTTTTCATAACCTTCTGTAGCTCTTGTTGTTTACAGAATTTAAGTGCCTTTTCTTGTACAAAATCTACCCCATCAATAGGTGCAGACTTGATTTTCTTAATAGTGTCAAGCACAACTTTAACAGCAGTTTCTTGTTGTAGTTCGGATTTAGCGACTTGTTCTAAGGTATCAAAAGAAGGTGTGTGATCGTACTTTTTATAGTATTCTTTAATCATTTGAATGTACCTGAAAAAATGTCAGTCAGGTCTGTTAGGATACCTTTTAACCTTGGGCGTAGGTCTACGGTATATCTTACCTTTGGTGGGTAAGGTTTTGCGTCAAATGTTCTCTGACAAATTGTCATGTCCCCAACCTTAATATAAAGGTTAAAATTTTCTTTACCATCTGTAATTGATGTGTTTAATACTTCTGGATTTTCAGAAATTTCATACTGATTATCCAACATGTAAACAACCGATCTCATCTTCAAGTTATATTGAAGATCATTACAGAAAGTTCTTATGTAGTCATAAAATTCTTCAGATTTACCGGCGTTTTTGTTAAACCCTTTAACATTGAAAAATCTCTGAACTACGATGTTGTCATTACACATTAACAAAAATTCTACTTTTGTTATTTCTTGTTCTCTCATTTTTTTACTTTTTTGTTTTGTTTCTAAAATTTGTTTTTTCTTTTCTTGATAGTTTTAAAAATGGTTTTAAAAAATTTACCCAAGCGTCGTCACCCTTTGGGAGAAATTTGAAGAATCCGTCTTCCATCATCATTCTTATTAGGTTTCTGTGTCCTCGTCCATCAGGATCCAATGACTCTGAGTAATACGACCTAACAAGTTCTTTTCCTTCATGAGAAATGAGTGGATTAGCTAGGTCCACCAATTTTTCATTAATTGTGAAAAACTCTTCTCCAAATATTCCCTCTTTGGTTTTCCCACTAAGGAGATTTTGTAAAGCAACATTT